GACTTCCTTCAGGTTGGGGTTCTCAGTGCTAGCGAGGCGTTCGAGAAACTCATGAGGAGCTTCAGCTACGTAATCTTCAGAAAATGTCTCTAAAACTTCTTCGATCATCTCCCTAGTAACCCGAGTCGCGAGTCCAAACGGAAAGTCCTTCGTCACAGTACCAGCAACGTGAATGCCAACACATTTGGAGATTGCAGACCCTTGTGCCATCAACACGGGGGTACCACAGTCTCCTGCAGCGGTCTCAGCCTGATACATGAAACCATCATTTAGTTGTAACTGCATACCTTCGTAGGAATAAACATTCCTTTCAGGTTTGGCTTCACTAAAAATCAAGCGATCTCGCGACTTCAAACTAACTCGGAAACGGACATCGGGAATGTCCTTTTCTGACGCAAACAAAGATTTCGAATTCTTAAATTGCGGCAGTTGAGGACAATCAAAGCGGATGAAAGCGACATCTCGCTCGAGTTCGTCAGTGACTGGATCGCGGCACATAATCACATTGTCAGGGACTACGTTCCACTTATACGAGTGGTTTTTGTAGTCAAGCACCAGCTCACGACCTTCAGGAATAACGTTTCCGTTGTCAAAAAGACCATGAGCATAAGTCATCAACCATTTTCCAGAAATTGGTATAGCCTTAACCACCAAATGTCCGAGATCTAGATTCACAACTTCCACTACACGAGACGCCTCAGCAGAAATTTTGGGTTGGCGCTTCCAGCGACCATCTCTCCTTTTCTGCTTGTGACTGGTTTTGTCCTTATCAGGTGACTCTGACGAGTAGGTGATCTCTTCAGCTTCACCACCAGAAAACCATCGGGCTAAGGCCACCATGGCACCAGACAAAACGCCCACCAGTAAAAGAACCTTCGGAGTATGAGTCCAGGGTTCACCAGCTGCGCGTTCATATTCGCCGATATTCATGTCCCAAGCGCTACCAATGGAATCGTAAACTGTCATAAAAACCGCACGACACCATTCATCGTAGTCTTCATACATTTCCGGGGGTACTACAACACCAACAGCTGCTTG